ATCTCTATTGCAACTGGCACACTGCAAATTCTCACTCTCACAGGAAACTGCACATTCACCTTTCCCACCCCCACAGCAGGACAGTCTTTTACTATTTTCTTAAAACAGGATGCCACAGGCGGCAGAACTGCCACTTGGCCAGCCAGTGTCAAGTGGCCCAGTAGCACAGCGCCCACCATCACCAGCACCATCAGCAAAGGCGACAAGTTTGTGTTCACAGCTGATGGTACCTATTGGTGGGGTTCAAATGCAGGGCAGAATTATCTGTAATGTTTAGCGCAAATACAACTCAAGTTTCGACCGCCGCGAACGCCGCGATCTACATTGAGGACGTGTTCAGCACGTACCTCTACACCGGCAACGGCTCCACGCAGACGATCACGAACGGAATTGATCTGTCGGGCAAGGGTGGACTGGTTTGGCAAAAAGCAAGAAGCGCGTCCGAATGGCACCACCTTGTTGACACAGCGCGCGGGAGCAATAAGAACCTTTACAGCAACGACACTAGTGCTCAGACTACTGGAACGTACATAACTTCGTTCAATTCAAATGGATACGGATTGGGCGCAATAAACAACACTTCTGCAACCACCTACGTATCTTGGACTTTCCGCAAGCAGCCGAAGTTTTTTGATATTGTGACGTATACGGGCACAGGTAATACGCAAACAATAAATCACAATCTTGGGTCAGCTCCGGGGTGCATTTTTGTTAAAGCGATAAGCTCCTCCCCATCGGCAAATACGAATTGGTGTGTTTATCACCGAGGTATAGGTAACACGGAATTTTTATCGCTCAATCTTACTAATGCAGCCGCAACTTTAAGCATGTGGGGAAATACAAACCCAACAAGCACTGCCTTTACAGTGGGAGGCTTCCAAGCTGTAGGTGAATTAGGCGGCACCTACGTCGCCTACCTCTTCGCCCACGACGCGGGCGGGTTTGGCGATACTGGCACGGATAATGTGATTAGCTGTGGGTCGTTTACGACTGACGGAAACAGCGTAGCGACTGTGACTCTGGGTTACGAGCCGCAATGGGTGTTGGTAAAACCTACTGTCTCAAGCTCTTTAAGTTGGAAATTGGTTGATACCATGAGGGGGTGGCCTAATAATGGAAGTACGCTCACAAGTGAATCTGGCCAAGTTTTAAAGCCTAATACTTCAAGCGCTGAAGAAGGCCCTGGCTCCGGTGCCGCTCAAGTTGGAAGACCATTTCAAACGGGATTTACTTGGGTTGGCGATCCCGGAGAAAACCACATCTACATCGCCATCCGTCGCGGCCCGATGAAGACGCCCACTGTTGGGACGAGTGTGTTTGGTCTTAATGCCCGCACTGGTACAGGAGCTAATGCCACCGTCACAGGTGGGCAAACAGATGATGCGGTGCTGATTAAAAATCGTGGTGGGACTGATACTAGCGTTTTATCTTCAAGGCTCACCGGTACTGGTCTTCTTTTTCCATATGGCGAAGAATTAGAAACGGCGGCACCCCCAGATATCTTGCAAGCCAATCCTTGGGATGTAATGGATGGCGTTAAAGTTGGCACAACATCCACCATCACCAACGCATCTGCCAACACGTTCATAAACTACCTATTCCGCCGCGCTCCGGGCTTCTTTGATGTGGTGTGCTATACGGGGACGGGGGTTGCTCGCACGGTTAGCCATAACTTAGGTATTGCGCCAGAAATTTATATTGTAAAGTCAAGAACTACAGCTTTAGCCAGTAATGCTTGGATAATTAATTGCGCTTATTTGCCAACACCGTCTGCTGATGCCATTGTTCTTAATTCTTCAGGAGCCGTTAGCACAGGGAACGGAGCTTTATTATGGAACAGTACGTTACCAACGGCGTCTGTTTTTTCTATTGGAACATATAACGGAGTAAATACGTCCGGGTCAAATTTTATTGTTTACCTCTTTGCCACCGTTGCAGGCGTCAGCAAAGTCGGCTCCTACACCGGCACATCCGCCACCCTGACCGTTAACTGCGGTTTCACCACAGGTGCCCGGTTTGTCCTTGTCAAACGCACTGATATGGTTGGCGACTGGTATGTGTGGGATAGCGCACGCGGTATTGTTGCAGGCAATGATCCGTACCTGCTCTTGAACAACAAGGCTGCCGAAGTCACCAGCACCAACTATGTGGATACAGACAGCACAGGCTTTAAAGTCACAGCGGCAGCGCCAGCGGCTTTGAACGCCAGCGGCGGCACATACATATTTTTAGCAATCGCGTAGAGGAAACCATGGAAATCAGATTGAGAAACACAGGCGAAGTGATCACCAGCGGAGAGTTCCGCGCGCTTCATCCCACCACCAGCTTCCCGCCCCAGCTTTCCGCAGAGCTATTGGATAGCTTTGACGCTGACGTGATCTTTGAAGGGCCGCAACCAACAGCAACCAGATACCAGTTTGTTGCGCGCCAAGGCGTGGTCCAGATGGATGATGGGAATTGGTATAGGAACTATGTCGCTATTAACATGAGTGACGAAGCCAAGGACGCTCTGGATGCCCAACAGGCGGCTTCAGTGCGTGCAGATCGGAATATGCGCTTGGCTGCCACAGACTGGTGGGTAATCAAAGCACTGGAAGCAGGACAAATGTTGGATGCTTCCCAGGCAGCTTATCGTCAAGCATTGCGTGACATCACATCCCAGCCTGGATTTCCCTGGGATATTACTTGGCCGGAGGTGCCACAATGACCATTTCACGCAATTTAGCTGATCTTGCGCCAGGTGCCAACACATCAGGTGTGCTGTCTCCCACCAATGGTGGGACAGGGCTCACTTCTCCAGGCACTAGCGGTAATGTGCTAAGGAGTGATGGCACAGCCTGGACAAGCGCAACTGACGGTGCCCTTGTCACCACGTTCACCAGCAGTGGCACTTTTACAAAGCGAGCGACTAGCACGGTTGTGCAGGTGCTTGTTGTTGGCGGCGGCGGGGGTGGTGGCTTTGGTGGCACATATGATGCTGCTGGTGGAGGTTCGGGCGGTGGTGGTGGCGGAGGTGCTGGATATTCATCTTTTACCTTTCGCGCTTCTGACATAAGCGCAACGGAGACAATAACGGTTGCTGCTAGCGTTGCTGGCGGTAGGTCGGGAGTTGTCCCAGCCAACGGAACTATACCTGGGCAAGGCCAACGTGGCGGTATTAGTAGCTTCGGCACTAAGGCTTACGGCGGCGGCGGCGGTGGTGGGGCGCCTGGAATTGCAACAACTGCTAGCGGCGGCGGTGGTGGTGCTTCCAATTATAACAGCCAAGCGCTCTTTGGAACTAACGTGTCTGCTGGCGGGGGGATGAATTTTGCAACCTCGGGCGGCTTTGGCGCGGCTGGTGTGGGTGCAGCTAGTTTAGCCTTTGGTGGGTCAGGCGGCGGTGGCACAAGCGCAATTGGAACAGGTTTTTCAGGTGGTAACGTAAACCTGGGCGCTGCTGGAGGTGGTTCTGGAGGCGGATTTAATGCCGCAGGCACCGCCCAAATAGGTGGCAATGGAGGTGGCGTCAACACAGGGGTCAGTTCTGTTTTTCCAGCAGGGGGCGCGGTTGGTGCTGCGGGAACAAATGGTTCTGGCAACCCAACTCCTGTATTTGGTAACTATATACCAACAGCAGGTGCGGGCGGTGGTGGCGCAGGCTCCACGGGCAACGGTGGGGCTGGCGGTGCTGGCGGGAACTATGGCTCTGGCGGCGGGGGTGGCGGCGCTGGTAACAGCACGAGCGGTTTTGTTGGCGGCGATGGCGGCGCTGGTGGCCCAGGCGTCGTTATTGTGGTGGAGTGGTAAGCATGAGCATATACAACGTAATCACAACTGTGGACATTGAGCAGTTGATGACAGACGAGAGCGGTAACACCACTCTTGTTGTGATTCCTGCCGGTTCTGTGATCAACACGATTATCTGGGATGGCGTTTCTGAATGGACGCCTCCTGAGAACACAAGGGTTGAACCTGCATGACCATTTCACGCAATATATCCAAACTCGCACCCGGCGCTAGTACGGCTGGAGTATTAGCACCCACCAAAGGGGGCACAGGCCAGACCACACTAACCACAAACAATGTGATCCTGGGCAACGGCACAAGTGCTGTGCAATTTGTGGCCCCAGGCACAAGTGGCAGCGTGCTCACTAGCAACGGTGTCACCTGGATCAGCGTGTTCACAGGATGTCCATTAGTATTCAGTGACATCAGCAATCAAGCAGATGGTGTAAAAACTGTATTTCCATTACTCACAGATCAATCTGTTGTGACTGGCATTGTGGATAACAAAGATTTACAAGTGGTGGTCAATGGCAGAATAATCATTCCATATGTTGCAGAAAGGCCATATCCCTGGATAAATATTGCCATTAGTAAAGGATTTGCTGTGGTTACCACAGGCACAACTACAAATCAGTTGGTTATTTACAATGCGCCAGATGTTGGATCCCAGATATCTGTCACACAGCTAAGTATATCAGCAAGTAAACAAACAAGATCGTATCCATATTCAGCAACAACGATCGCGTTAGGAGATTAATTTAAAATGGCAAAGCACGTAATACTGGAAAGCTATACATTTACCCCTAGCACAAAAACCATTGTGGTCACAGGTAAAAACATCCGCAAGGAACAATTGTTGTTGATAACCAACGTGACCACAGGCACTGTTATCTATAACTTTAGCGATCCCAGTCTGATGGGCACTGTCACTAACACTGTGGACACAAACACAGGGCAGGAAACTGCCACAATTGTTGTAAGTTATGCCACTGGCAGCATGAACTCCACTGACAAGATTTCCATATTGGTGGAAGAAACTTATCAGGAAATCACACCATCAGAGGTGCTGCGTGATCCTGTGGATAAATTGCGTGTGTCCACACCACAATCATTGATTGATACTGACTTTGAATATGGGCCACAAACCACCAAATGGGAAAGCCTAAACCTGCTCAACAATCGTCCCAGTGCTTTTTATGATCCCACTCAGCCTATCACTAGCACAGCAGGTCCAGTATCATTCAATGGTTCCAATACCAGCAACTACAGCATCACCAACGTAACAGCAAGCGGTAGAACCGTCATAGTAGCCATGCCCAACACCACTGGTCTTACAGTGGGAGTTCCTTTTTTCCTTTTTGGTACTCTGGATGTTGCCAACGCAGATGGATGGTGGATAATTGAGGTGGTGAACGCAAATACCAACATTCAGTTTACATGCACCACTGCCCCAGCCGCAGCATTATATGATGCAACAAAAACATACTTTTATCCTGCATTTTTCTACACCGGTGCAGCCATTCCCTGTGCCAGCATCTCACTCAGCGGTTCAGTGGGCACTGTGACAACCACAAATGCACACGGCTTGCGGGTGGGTGATTCAGTTTACATCAACGGCACCACAGGCACCAGTGGATCAGGCACCGCGGCAGGCACCATCAACTCCAGCTGGATTGTGACCACCACAGCCTCCAACAGTGTGTTCACATTTGCTACAACTGCCACCGGCACTGTCACACTGGCTGCAGGTGCAGGTGCCACATTGTACCCCAGAGCATTGGGATATGTGGAACACAGACCGTTTGATGGCGGCATACAATTCAGTAACGTGGTGCCATATCATGGCTATCAGGTCATGCGTCAAACCCGTCGCCAATTCCGTTATCAGAGTGGCAAAGGCATTCAGTTCTCCACTGGCAGTATTTTAAAACCCACACTGTTCCTTGATAATGTGACTAGCTCAGGCACAACTGTCACTGTGACAACAAAATACCCTCATGGGTTATTAGCAGGCGCAGTAGTTAAGGTTTCAGGTTGTAATGAAACAGCCTACAATGGAAACTTTACAGTTGTATCGGCAGCCACACAATTGACATTCACCTACACTGCTGCATCTACTCCTAGTTCATCCCCTGCCACTGGCACCAACATTGTTGTGGGCCCCTTCACATGGTACGGTGCATCCAACCGCCTGGGTATGTTTGATTTTCAAAATGGATTATATTTTGAATACGATGGGCAAACCCTTTATGCAGTGGAACGATCCAGCACCAGTCAGTTGGCTGGGCAAATTGCTGTGAGTAATGCTGCACAATCAGTCACAGGCATAGCCACAAAATTTAGCCAGCAACTGAAACCAGGTGATTGGGTGGTTATTCGTGGAATGAGTTATTTGGTGGCAGCAATCACCAGCGACACACAAATGTACATTTATCCAGAATACAGAGGCACCACTTTAATAAACGGAGTTCTAAGTAAAACCATCAACACTCGTTATGCACAGAGTGCATGGAATATTGATAAATGTGACGGTTCAGGGGCCAGTCAATTCAACTTGGACCTGGCCAAAATGCAGATGTTCTATGCAGATTATACCTGGTATGGTGCAGGTGCTGTGCGATTTGGATTTAAAAATAATCGTGGTGAGGTTATCTACTGCCACAGAATTCCCAACAACAACGTGAACACTGAAGCATACATGCGTTCAGGCAACTTGCCTGCACGATACGAAACAAACACACTTCCGTACTACACATATTTGACAGCCACACTCACAAGTGCCACAAGCACTGGTGGAACCATTAGTGTGGCAGACACAACAGGATGGCCGCCCAGTGGCACAGTGGTATTGTACTCACCTGCGGCAAATGGCGGGGCAATTGAATATATATCATATAGTTCCAAAACTGCCACCGCATTGACTATTGCTGCCAGAGCACAAACAGGGGGGACCACCGCAACCACATTCACTGTGTCTGGAGGAACTACTGCAAACCCAGGCGGTATAGCCCCTGTTATGGTGGAATTGTATAGTCCCCAAGCTGCTAGCACCATCAGTCACTGGGGCAGTTCAGTGATCATGGACGGTCGTTATGATGATGATAAATCCTTCCTGTTCAATTATGGTCAAAACACACAGGCTACCTATGTTACAGCAGGCACCCGTTATCCAGTGTTCAGCATTCGTCTAGCGCCCACTGTGGATAATGGCATTACTGGTTTGCTGGGTGCAAGAGAAATCATCAATCGCATGCAATTGGCACCCGCCAGTATTGGTGTTTATACAACCACTGCTCCTGTGCGTGTGGAATTGATCTTGAATGGGCGGGTGAGCACTGGAACATTTGCTGCTGTGGGCGGCTCCAGTCTGGCACAATTTGCCACTCACGGAAATACTGCCACAATCTCAGGTGGTGAATCAATCTACACATCAATTGTACCAATTAATTCTGTTACTACATCGGATTTAAGTGATATTCGTGATATAGGTAATAGTATTTTGGGCGGAGGAACCACCCTGACTGCTCCCACTACTCCTGCAAACGTCTTTCCAGACGGTCCGGATATCATAACCGTATGCGTGATTCCGTTGGCGAGTAACGCATCAGTTGCAGCTCGCTTGGCCTGGAAAGAAGCACAGGCTTAGTCATGAACACCAGGAACACCAAAGGGGCATATTGATGTCATCCAGAGAGTTTATACAGCATGCAACTGTGACTGCTGCTCCTGTAACAGGACAAGTGGGTGATGAATATTTTAATCCCATCACTAATAAATTGTATAAAAATTTAACATTATCAGGTATAAATTTATCATATCAAGAAATACCTGTACTAAGCACCACAGGTGGTTTGACGATCACAGGTGGTATTAGTGTTAGTGGTAATTTAACCCTGGGTAGCAGTTATACAGAAAAAACCGCTGGCGCCAACACCAGCACTGCTTATACAATTGATTTGGCAAACGGCACATTGCAAATCCTAACACTAACTGGTAACTGCACATTTACCTTCCCCACGGCCACCATAGGACAATCTTTCATAATGTTACTCAAGCAGGATGGCACAGGCAACAGAACTGTCATATGGCCTGCAAGTGTCAAATGGCCATCTTCCACAGCACCCACAATCACTACCACCGCCAACAAGTTGGATAAATTTGTGTTCACCGCTGATGGTGCGAACTGGCTGGGTTCCGTTGCTGGGCAAAATTACCTGTAATGTTTGGCGCTAACACATCTCAAACTTCTTCCGCAAACTACATCGAGGACGTGTTTTCCACTTGGCTTTACACGGGTAATGGCAGCACGCAGACTATTACGAACGGGATTGATTTAGCGGGTCAAGGTGGGTTGGTTTGGATTAAGCGCCGCGATGCAGCGGGCAATAATAATCTCTCAGACACCAATCGCCCTGGCTCATCCGCTAATGCTAAAACTTTATTTAGTAATTCATCAAATGCGGAAAGCACTGGAGGTTTTGTTGATTACGTCAGCTATAACTCCAATGGTTTTAATGCAAATTTAGTTTCTGGTGGAGGAGCAATCACATCAAACGGGTGGACATTTGCCTCCTGGACATTCCGCGAGCAGCCGAAGTTCTTTGATATTGTAACTTTTACGTCAAGTTCGACATCTAACACCAATCAACGTATTTCTCATAATCTTGGGTCAATGCCCGGAACAATTATATTAAAAGCCACCAACGCAATTACAGCATGGCCAGTTTGGCATAGAAGCCTATCTAGTTCAACTAATTTATATTTAACGTTAAATACTACAACTGCCGAAAGCACATATTCAAATGTATGGGGAAGCACTGGACCTACGTCCACGGATTTTGGCATAAACACAAATTTTTTTAGCACAAACATTACCTACGTTGCCTACATCTTCGCCCACGACGCGGGCGGGTTTGGCAATGCTGGCACGGATAATGTGATTAGTTGTGGGTCGTTTACGACCGATGGTTCTGGTATTGCGACTGTGACGCTGGGCTATGAGCCTCAATGGGTTTTGTCAAAAAAAACAAACGGGATTAGTGACTGGATAATTGTTGATTCAATGCGAGGGAATCCTACGCCGTACCCGCAAATCGCAAACCAACAAATTTTGCGCGCAAACACAACTGGCGCGGAAGGAGCAACATATGGATACCCGCAGCCAACTGCGACAGGCTTTATAACAACATCTTTTGATTTAAGTAGTACCTACATCTACATCGCCATCCGTCGCGGCCCGATGAAGACGCCGACTGTTGGGACGAGTGTGTATACATCTGCTTCGCGTACTGGGACTGCCAGCGTTATGCCTAGGTGGGTTGCTGGTTTTCCTGTCGATTGGGCTATTCGCAAGTCAGATGTCACGACTGGGGGAGGGGACTGGCAGGCTGGAGATCGTCTTCGCGGAGCGGTGCAACTTAAACCAAATTTAACAGAAGCAGAAACTGCCGCGTCTCCGTTGTATATTTTTGATGGGATGACAGGATATTCAACATTAGGGGTGGCAGGATCGGATTCGGGTGATCGGTCTTGGATGTTCCGCCGCGCCCCCGGCTTCTTTGATGTGGTGTGCTATGTGGGAAATACAACTACAGGAGCAACCCAAACACATAATTTGGGATTGACGCCCGAGTTAATGATTGTGAAACACAGATCGGCAGTTTATAACTGGTTTGTATATTCACAAACTTTAGGAGCAACAAAATTCTTAATTTTGAATCAAACAAATGCTGAAGGCACTGGCACATTTTGGAACAATACCGCCCCTACATCGTCTGTTTTTACATTAAGCAACCAAATTCATGTTAATGGTATTGGCAATACATATGTCGCCTACCTATTTGCCACCGTTGCAGGCGTCAGCAAAGTCGGATCCTACACCGGCAATGGCTCGAGTCAGACCATCAACTGTGGCTTCACGGCAGGAGCAAGGTTTATCCTAATCAAACGCACCGACAGCACAGGCGACTGGTATGTGTGGGACAGCGCACGTGGCATCGTTGCTGGCAATGATCCGCACTTAAGTCTTAACACAACAGCCGTTGAAGTAACAAACGATGATAGCGTGGATACTGATTCAACTGGTTTTATTGTAAACCAACTTGCAGCAACAAGCATCAATGTCACTTCTGCTACATATATTTTCCTAGCAATCGCATAAAAGGAACACACTAATGATCAGAGACAGACAAACAGGACAGATTTATCATGATGGCGAGTTCCGTGCTCTGTATGCAAACATCAGTTTTGCACCACAACTGAGCCCAGAACTGTTGGATAGTTTGGGGGCAGATGTGGTGTTTGAGGGTCCTCAACCGCAAACAACCAGATACCAAATGGTGGCCAGGCAGGGCACCATCCAAATGGCAGATGGAAATTGGTATACAAATTATGTGACCGTGGATGTGTCAGAAGAAGTCCGAGAGGTCATGGACGCCCAACAAGCCATTTCAATTCGTGCTGAACGCAACAGGAAACTAACAGAAACAGACTGGACACAAGTGGCTGATGCTCCTGTGGATAAGGCTGCATGGGCTGGCTATAGACAGGCATTACGTGATGTACCAGATCAACCAGGTTTCCCTTGGGATATTATTTGGCCAGACGCACCGTCCTACTGATAACTGGCTGGACATGGATCTGGATGAGCAGGTACATGTTTTATTCATTAAGTGTGTGATCATTTGTTGTGTGGGGTGGGAATTATTCCATCTGATCCATTACTCATGTAAATAACACCATGACCATAACAGACATAAAAGTATTTATTAAAGGGGGCTTGCCCACTGGACCTCAAGGAATTTCTGGCGTCTCAGGTGTCTCAGGTACAAGTGGCTATTCAGGCACAAGTGGATACTTGGGCACAAGTGGATATTCTGGCACCAGTGGATTCAGTGGATTCAGTGGATATTCAGGTATGCGTGGCCCCACTGAAGGAAAAACCATTGCTCTCATAATGATTCTGGGCACGTAGCACATGCCCATGGACTCACCTGTATGGTCACATCAAGTGCCTGATGGTGCACACACCAGCAGATGGTGTATGTGACAAAATAAACCAAATTGTTATGTGAAATAAATTCCAGTTTGATTGGGTAAACATTGTGCAATATGAGTGTTGTTTACATGTTATTTTTTAAATCATTTGGTTTTAAAAATCACAAACTTTTAACCAGATTGGCCAAGATATAATTCCATTATTGGTATAAATAATTCAAATAAAGGTAACGACAGGGTAATAATGGCCACCTATAGTTTTATAAATGCTGTAGCAAATAGTGTGGGAACGGGAGGCCAAGATGTCTACACAGTTCCTGCTGGAAAGAAAAGTGTGATTTTGGGCTGTGCCGTAACCAACACGACTGGATCTCTGCTTCCTGTACAAGTGCGTATTATTAAAGCTGATGACACTGTGTTAGACTTGTCTGTATCAGAAACCATATTGGGTGGTGCTATGCGAGATTTCTTGAGTGAAAAAAAACTGGTCATGCAATCGTTAGACAGATTACGAATAATCAGCGCAGTAGATAATTCTCTAGACTGTGTTATTTCGATCATGGAGGATGTGGACTGATGGGCGGATTTTACGAAGGCACTGATTTAAGAGACAAGACCTTTTATGGATTCAGATTGATACAAGCCACAGGCGATCTAAATATAGATGTTATCAACGACGGATCAACTGTGCAATTACCACAGCCAGATTATATGATTGGTCCTAATGAATATGTGAATTGGATTTGGTCCACAGACACATATCAGTTCCGCTGGGGAGCCAAAGGGCATTTGGAGATAGTGTTCATATGACAACAGTTATTGATTTAGGCAAGTTGAGATTCTATTGGGCAGGTTTATATAATCCTGCCACACAATACGAACTCAATGATGTGGTCCGCTACGGTGGCAACGTGTATGTGTACATTAATATTATCAAAACCATAGGTAATGTGCCCACCAACACTACTTATTGGGCACTCATGGTGGAGGGTATTAACTTTGCAGGCGAGTGGAGTTCTGTAACACAATACTACATAGGTGATGCTGTTGCATACGGTTCCACTGTGTATGTGTCCTTGCAAGATAATATCAACAAGCGCCCGGACTTGTTTCCTGCCTTTTGGTCACAATTTGTGGAAGCCATTCAGTGGGAAGGTGACTATAGTGCAGTCACATCATATCAGGCCAATGATGTGGTCAAGTATGGTGGTAGTGCATACATCGCCAAACAAACCACCTCTGGTAATCTGCCCACAGACACAACATATTGGGCAGAATTTGTTACGGGTATTTCGCCGGAGGGTATTTATAATAATACTACTGCATATGTACCCAATGACATAGTAGCATATGGTGCTAACCTGTACATATGTATTGCCAACACCACTGGTAACAATCCAACCAATGCAACTTATTGGACCTTCTGGGTGTCTGCGTTTCAAAACCGCGGTGCTTGGGTAACTGCCACATTATATTATGTAAATGATTTGATACAATATGGCGCTAATGCGTATGCATGCCAAGTACAGAATACGTCAGCAAATTTTGAAACTGATTTGCAAGCAGGGAAATGGTCTCTTTTCACATCAGGATTGCGCCAACGGGGTCCTTGGACAACCACCACATCATACTTGCCCTTTGACATCATCGTTTACGGTGGTAACACATATTCTTGTTTGCTAACACATACATCTGGTACATTTGCTACAGACCTTGCAGCTGGTAAATGGCAAGTCTTCAATAGCGGCGTGAGGTGGAGAGGCTCATGGGTAGCTAGCACAGTATATCTCACTAATGACATAGTTCGAAATCTGGGATCATCATATATTGCCACCCAAGACTTTACATCTGGGGCAACATTTAGTACTGAGGTTTCAGCAGGTAAATGGGTATTTTTTGCACAAGGTGCAGATGACGTATTACCTGTGATTGTTGCAGGCGATCAGGGCTACTCATTGAGTGTGTCAGCTGATGGCGCCAACATTGCCTGGTTGAATGCTTCTGGATCAACAAATGTGTTTTATGTGTCTCCGAATGGCAATAACAGCAACCCAGGCAACAGCCTGGCACTGCCATTTGCAAGCATCCAGACTGCTGTGGCTGCTGTGCCTGCGGGTCAGATGGCCACCATTTTTGTTAAAACAGGCACATACCAGGAGGCACTATTGCCCATCGTGGTGCCTCCCAATGTGGCAATCATTGGAGACAGCCAACGCACAACCATTGTGACCCCTGCTAGTGGCCTAGCAGCGGATGGGGTGACTGCCAATAACCAGGCCACCATGTTCCAGGTCTCCAACGGGACTATTCTAAACAGAATGACATTCAGTGGCATGACAGGATGGGTGCCAGGTGGTACGCCAGGAGACATAACAACTTCCACCGCGAAAGGTGTTGTGATTGCACTAAATCCCAGTTCTGCCATCACCACAAAATCTCCATACATTCTGGAATGCACAGCCATTGGATCAGGATGTATTGGCGCATTAGCAGACGGTTCAGTGCATGCAACTGGAAATAAATCCATGCTATGGCACGCTTATACAGTGATCACTGACAACGGTGTGGGTTATTGGGTAAAAGATGGCGCCAGAGGCGAAATTGTTTCTTGCTTCACCTACTATGCTTATTTTGGATACGCAGCGTCGGGTGGAGGTATCTTGCGTTCTCTAAATGGCAACAACTCCTATGGCACGTGGGGCGCAAAATCATTTGGATCCTTGGCCTCAGAAACTCCTCAAACAGGCACACTTTACGGCAAACAACTCACAGTAGTTCAGGATCCCATCACTGCGGGTTTCACAGCAGGTGCCACCATCACAGGACTCACCAGTGGTGCCACAGGTGTTGTGACAAATCTGCAATCAGCTGCTGGAAAGGTTTACTACAACCAGACCTCTGTTGCCAACTTCAGCAACAGTGAAACCATCAGTGATGGCACATACACACTCACCATCACAAGCACAGGTGTTTCCAATCAAAAGGGATTTTTGTTGGTGGCCAACGGGTTTACTTCTGCCCCACTGCCAGGAGCCAGCATTCAGATAGCAGGAGACTCCAGTGCTTATGTGATTGGATCAGTATCAGGCACATATGTGGACTCCTCCAGCGTGCTGTCCATTGTGCTGGTACAGGAAAAAGTGCCCACATCTGCCCCCGGCGCAGCCTTAACCATCCGCTACAAATACAGTCAGATTCGTTTGACCGGCCATGACTTCCTGAACATTGGCACAGGCGGCATCTCAACCACCAACTACCCAAACACACCCACACAATCTCCTGCTCAGGGCAATGAGGTGGAAGAGGCACTGCCAGGCAGAGTGTATTATGTGGCCACAGACCAGGATGGTAATTTCCGTGTGGGTGAATATTTCAGAGTGGATCAGGGCACAGGCACAGCCACACTTAACGCTAATGCGTTCAATTTGTCAGGTTTGACTTCGCTACAGTTGGGTTCTATTGGCGCACAGCTGGGTGAGACCATTAACGAGTTCTCCTCAGATTCCACATTAGGTGGTAATTTTCCCACAAACATTGCAGTGCCCACTGAAGCGGCTGTCAAGACGTATGTTGATAACAACTCGGCCTTAAAATCAGCAGTGCCATCTATTGATATGACAAGTAGCAATTATAGCGCTAGCTATAGTAATACTTTATTAAATGTTACTACTTCTGCTGATTATAGATCTATTGTATTACCTTCCGCGTTAACTGATAACTACTCAAACGCAAAATTTCAAATTCGAAATACAAGTGCTGTTGTTATTGGTGTTAGGGATAATGATGCAAAATTATTAACAGCTATAAAACCCGGCGGTGGCGCATCAATTAGTTTAACTAGCAATACGACCGCCGCAGGTACTTGGATAGTAACGGGCGATCAACTTCAACCATTTTTTATTGATAACGCAACATTTATTGAAAATGGTAGTGCTACTGCTGGTGATAATAATCCTAGCACTAGCCCTATTTTTAATTTAGATTTGGATTCAACAAGAACGTTTTATGTGCATAATAATGCTACTGGCACCATATCTGCATATGCTGTTGATTACAGCGCAACACCTGCTACTACATCAACTCCACTAGTATACGCAAGTGGTTCTAACTATACAATTATAGGTGTTCGAAAAGTTTCCACTACACGTGTTTTAGTGTTTACTTTAACAGATGTAATTTTATTTAATATTACCGGTACAACAGTAACTACGATAACACAGAGCAATGGATTATACACATCTCCCGTAAGAACTGGATATAGTTCAGGTTCCTCTTCTGCTGTAATGAAATTTGACGATGAATTCTATGGTGTTATGTTTGGTGGAGCTGCAAACGGTATACCTGTACTTACTGTTGTAAAAGTTGATGGTAATGTTATTAGAGCCGGGACACTTTCGCTATCAAATAATAATGCGGTAGTGAATGGATGGGATGCTATAGCTACTTCATCAACAACATGTTTAATGGTATATGGTGATTATGCACAGACAACCGCGGCGCCGTGGTGGTTGCGTGCAGTGCGAATTACTGTAACAAAAGGATCCACTGGTGTCAATCCATCAGCTAGTACAGGTGCTACCGGTTTTATTTCTGGATCAGCACTTGCAAGTGCGGCTGCATATTCAATTTCAGTAGCTCAGGACACGACAAATTCTGATAGAGCCTGTGTTATTTTTCAAAATAACACAACAACAACACTCAATAGTGTTGTTATTACCGGAGCAACAACTGGATCGTTTGCAGTTGGTAGTATACTTACAGTCGATACGCTTACAACAAACACATCAACACAGTTTGGTGGAGCAACAGTATTATCGCCGTCGCTACGTAGCGCAGGCAGTGATGTGTGGTTATATGTTTATCAAGGCACAAATAACTATGTTCGTGTTGCGCGTATCACATCAACAAGTGCGACTTTACCTACATATCATGCCAAAGGCGCTGCATCTGGTATATATACACTAACACCTAACTATAATAGCAACACAGTATTTTTGATTGCACAGGGTCAACCTACAACATCTTTCAGTGGTGTGTTTTCGTATACTAATCAATCAGGTACTTTTCAATATAAATCTTTTGTATCACCCAATGAGAATATATTGCCCACCAGTTTAAGATCTTACGCTGCTTATACATCTGATGGATGGATTTTACATGGTTCTGCATTACAAACAACTGCTACTACTTCATTAGTACAACACAATAATTTTGCATTGTATAAAGTAGATGCTTTAACTGGTAATATCGTGTATTATGGTATACATAATTTACCTCTTAATTTATCTGTGGGTATTATAAACAATGCTTATGAATATCTTGGTACAGGTGAAATGAAAATATCAGGTTCGAGTATTTTTTATGATTATGCAAAAAATATACCATTTAGAATAGCGGCGTCTATAGAATTTATTAAAACTTAAAAAATAATATATTATGTTAAGAGACTTGATACGACAAAAACATGATGTAGCAGAAAATCACCGCTTTATAAAATACCTATTCAGCGGTGTTATTTCTCAAAAAATATATGTAGATTACTTGTATAATCTACTATACATATACAAATCGCTTGAACAGAGAGCAAATCAATTAGGTGTGCTTAATGGTATAGAAACGATTCAACGTTCTGACCATATACAAAAAGACTTTATTAGTCTAGTTGATTATAATTATGCTGTTACATTGTATCAGAGCACACAAGATTATTTAACGTATATCGAAACAGTTAGTTCCAAAAAAAATTATGGCACACATTTATGTCAGACATATGGGTGATATGTTTGGTGGTGCTATGTTAAAGAAGATAGTACCAGGTGAAGGCACTATGTACGATTTTGAAAACAAAAACGATCTAATTCAAAAATTGAGAGCAAAGTTGGATGACAGTCTGGCTGACGAAGCTAATGTTGTTTTTGATTTTGCTATTAAATTATTTGAGGACTTAGCTAATGAGTATGATATTCAATAGGCTAATACGAGCATCAGACAATTTCCTGGATGTTCTAGCAAGAAAAGGAATTCCAGTTGAAGAAGATCACGACTTTGATTGGCCTAACTATGTTTTTAGATCCAGGGTATTTCGACGTGCACATCTTGATGTCGTGGATGCGAGAGATACAAAAAAACTCTACATGATGCATCTGTGCATCTTCCCGCATACAAATGATTCAGGTCCAATATACGGATTTGATCTAATAGCAGGTCCAAATAAAGTCACTGGAGCTTTTCATGACTTTTCAGCAGGTTATGACAAAAACCACCACATGCTAGATTGGTTTTCTAATAAAGTTTCTAGTTTACAATGGTCTAAGAAAAGAGAATTACCGGAGTGGGCAAAGAACATATTTTCAGACAGTATGGTTGCCGCAGGTAATATTAATACAATTGAAGAACTCGACGGTATGCTTTCATTGGCCAATGAAACTCTTTCTTACTATCTTAATAATATAGGTAATTTGTCTGATATAGATTCAATAGATGCACAAAATTGGTATTGCCATAATCAACGACAAAATCCACACACCCCAAAAGTAATGGAGTCTCTTGGATTTGATTCAGATACTGTGGAAAGATTTATCTCTTCTTGTCTGTTCCCAGATGTTCCGTAATTTTAAATAGATAAAACAATCTCACGGGATAGTGAACTGGGATAGCAAATACAATTTCGTAGTAAAGAACAGCCAAACCGTCAACAGAGGCCTCACAGCCAATTCTACCGTAGTAAATGCATCTGGGTCGTTTACAGTAGGCGGGCCTATTACGTTTCTAATGTTACATTGTTTGCAAATACAATATCACATAAATAGTCGCGCAACAACCCAGGTAATATTGTCATGAGCATTAACACACCCAAAATTTTTGGTCAGCTGAAACCCATAAATCCACCAGGACCCCCTGAAGATGCACCCATGCGCCTGTTGTATGTGGTGGGTAACAATACTCGTGCACAGGTCACCCTGTTTGTGTGCAACCAGAGTTCCAATGTAGAATTTTTTAGGATAGCATTGGTGCCTGCAGGTAGCACATTGATAGATGCCAGATATATTGCATATGACAGTATTTTGGCTGCAAACGGGGTGTTTTCAGTGAGTGGTATTGGTCTTGATCAAGGTGATTCCATTTACGTGAGAAGCTCTTATAGTCAACTCAGTTTCACCGCCACAGGCATTCTGCTTTCTTGATAAATCAGCTGTAAACCCCACACATCCCACACATCATTTTAAATAGGTGTGTGAGGATGCACCATGGGCGACATTATACCAATTCCAAAGTCAAAATCACGTAAGTCCAAGTCAAACACTTGGCAAGTGGAACGTGTGACTGACTGTGCCTCACAACCTGCACAAACATTTGACTTCACTTGTGTGACCTGTAAGAATAAAACACGTTTAGAGCTCAAAAATGCTGTGCTCAAAAACATGGATTTATATTGTGACAAGTGTGGCACTGGTTGGCGTGTGAGCAATCCAGTGTTTTCAGTTAAACGAGATGCAGGAACCTAAAACATACATGCACCCATTATTTGATAATATGACCAGCCTCACATATGAGGAACTGGAAAAGAAGAATGTGGAAATCAACAAGCGCATGTTAATTTATGCCAGAAATCGTATGAACAATCCACAGATTTGGGACCAGTTGGAACAAATGCGAGAAGCCATTGTGACAGAAAAACAAGAACGAACTAGCAAGTTGAATGCCAAACCTGACCATGCACATGATCATGTGGTGATCAATACTGACCCGCTGGAAGATGATGTGCTACCTGCTGTGGTGAATACCAAACCCAAATTTAATCCCATATCATGACGCTGTTATACCACACAGATGATCAAGGAGTTTGTTGGTTGAGTGAACAAGGAATCATAGAGTTGGCATATTCTGATCTGCTCACAAACAGTTTGTTTGAATGGCAGGATCCACAAATAAAATCTCAATATGAAACAGTGTGTCGCACCCAAGACCACTGGCCTTTCACACCCGCAGCACATGCACATGTGACATCCAGAACCTGGTTCACACCCCCTGAGTACTCTGACATATGCTTGACACAGCATGTGTTGAGCAGATGTGTGAATGTGGACCAAATTTGCAGAGCTCGACATGAGTTAGCACTGATTGAACATTTGAATGTGAGTCACATCTTCAAACATTTGATTTATTTGGTGGACACATGGAGAAGCAAGAACTTGGTTTGGGGTATTGGCCGAGGCAGTAGTGTGAGCTGTTTTATTCTGTATGTGATTGGCATCAACAAAATCAATCCCATGGATTATGATCTGGATCCAGAAGAGTTCTTTAAAATCACACTGGATTCTGTCTAAATATACACACATTAAAAAAGGATGAATCATGACACGCACACTACGCAAGCAGACATTGAGCATGAGAGGCGACACAGTGGATTTTGGGGCATTGAGTGCTGCTCATGCCACTCACCGCACATTGGGTAACACCAACACCAATGTGAGAGGGGACCAACTGGGAGACAACGGCATCATACTGAAAACACAAGAGCAGGTGCAGGCAGAACAAGACCGTATGAGTGCCTTGCAACAAGGAGTCACACAACGGGCTGCGGTCAAGCAAATGATTGAAACCCCCAAGCCAGATACAGATATTGCATTTCCCACCATTCAGGACCTGGTGAAAGATGGTGTGATTGCGCCTGTGAGTAAAAAGCCCAAGGATGTGTCATAGTGGAACATGAACCTCATGTGCACCGTGTTCAGGGCACCATTAGGCCACTCCGAGACAAAGTGTTGGTGACAAACATGGAGCACGGAGACCAAAAGCTAGCATCTGGTCTGATTATTCCGGATGATAATGGAAAGACACATGGAATTAGGCCCAGATGGGCCACTGTGTACGCAGTGGGCGCAGAAGTTGATTATGTGAAGCCTGGTGACCGGGTGTTGGTGAGCCATGGTCGGTGGACCAGAGGCTTCCAGGTAGAGACTGCACATAGTGTGCTACAAACTGTGCGCATGGTGGAATCAGATGCCATAATGCTGGTACAGGATGCAGATTCACCTGCTTGACATATTTGTGTGATCCTGTAAACTCTATTTGTGCATAGGAGTCACACATGAGTAAGAATGATTTATGGACGGAACGTCACAGGCCCAAGACTTTGGCTGATTACGTTTGGAGCAGTGCAGACCAACAGCAGCAGGTGCAAGCCTGGGTCAAAGAGGGTAAGATCGGGCATTTGCTATTGGTGGGAAGCCCAGGTGTGGGTAAATGTTTGGGACCCAACGAGCGTATTAAAATTAGGATCAATCTGGATACCCTGCCATTACAAATTAAACAACGACTAGCTCAGTTTATTTGATCCTCATTTACTCCTTGTTACTAAATATACCCAACAAGGAGTAAATGATGCTACGTAAAACTGCCCAACAAAGGACATACGAGTTCACACACAAATCCTGTGTGAAAAACCACTCTCCATCCATAGGGATTCTCACTCCGGATCAAACTAAAGAATTGGAACGATTCTGGTCTATGTGGTTAGCCAACAACCCTAAAAAAGAGACCACAGATGGATTATACGGTACGTTGTGCAAGTTTATGTTGGGTGGACAGTTGAACTTTTATGATAGATACTGCGAGTTACAGAGTTTAAAAACTCACAGTCTACAACACACCCAAATTCTATGGGGTAATTTGTGGCAACAAAAATGGAATGAGATGACGCTCTCACGTAGTGGTCCAAAGAAAACTACTATGCAAAAATCTCTTGATTTTTTTAATCGTAAACAGGTTAAGGGTAAACTGAATCATATTGTGATTACAGACACGATTAAGTCAGAAGTAAAATCCTTGATAGAAACTTTTTCACCTCACGTGATTAATGATAATATAAATTTAATTGTGGATTTTGTGATTTATTTTCAACCCAACTTTGTTCAGCGACTCACCCAATGCAGTGATAATAATAGTACCAGTATGGCATATCTTAACGCTAGATATGGCGGAAATTTAAAGGTTATTAAAGAGTTACAAGAACATCGAAAATATCAAGCCAAGACCAACCTACCCAATACACTGGAATATTGGTTAATCAGGAATCACTCTCTGGAAGAGTCTGTGAGACTGAGAAATACACATCAAATACAACTTAACAAGCGAGCAGTCCTTGTCCTTAAAGAAAATCCACACAAATGTCATTTCACTGTGGACTACTGGCTTGCAAAAGGATTGACTCTAGATGAGGCTACTTCAGTATTAGGACAACAAAACACTCGAAATCTAGATTATTTCATCTCCAAATATGGAGAAGATTCTGGAATATTGAAATTCCATACGATGATCTCCGAGAGGACTATATCCTTCCAGAATAAACCTCAATCAGAAAAAAATCGTATTAATAAATCAAAGGGCAAGACTCTTGAACAATTGGCATCCAGACATGGTTGGGAAAAAGCATGTCAAATTATAGCATCTCGAACCTCAATCAACGGTAGAGTAAGCCGTGAATCCATGGACTTTTTTCAAGAGTTGGATGAAATGTTGGGGTCACGTGCTGACCACTCTATTACAGGGTACAAGGGTAAGGAAAGATGGATAAAAGTCAACCACAACGTTTATTTTGTGGATTATTATCTCAATGGAAAAGTTATAGAATATTTGGGCAGTTTTTGGCATGCTGATAATAGACTGTTTGAAGCGCATGAGCCACACCCAGTCAAGCTAGTTAATGCAAATGAAATTTGGAATATAGATACAATAAGGTTTGACGGTATCAAATCGCAAGGCTATAGTCTACATACTGTATGGAGCATGGACGCTCTTCAGTACAGAAAACATGCCTTAGATGAGGCGGCTAAATTTTTATTGGGAAATTGATCATGAATTATATGGAAATCGAATTATCCATGGTGGATTTGTTCCACGTATTGGGTGCACAATCTATTGATTATGAGTTAGCATTTGATATTAATGATTTGGATATTCATGTTCAAAGCCCCACTGGTTGGCAGCCCATTCAAGCTCTTGTAAGAAAACATGTGGAGGGCAGTACGTATTATTTGAGTGATGATACATCAATCACATGTGCTAATCAACATTTGGTGTTTGAACATGGAGTGTGTAAGCCTATTCAAACATGTAACTATGTGGACACTATGGCAGGTCTCAACCAAATTGTGGGATCCGAACTGCATGGACTCATGGATTTGTATGACATTGCGCTGCCTCCCCCACACAAGTATGTTTGTTCAAAAGGTATAATTCATCATAATACAAGTTTGGCATTCATGCTCATGGATCTGTTGCATGTGGACAAGGGCGACATCAAGTTTGTGAATGGTTGTGTGGACAACGGTATTGATGTGGTGCGTGATCTGGAAAACTTTGTGAGCACCATGCCCATGGGTGAGTACAGGTATGTGATCATCGACGAGTTTGATTACTTTAGCCCGAATGGTCAAGCTGGTCTCAAGAACATGATGGAAACATACTCAGCAGGTGCCAGGTTCATCTTTACTGCCAACCTGAGCCACAAAATTATTCCTCCAATCAAAAGCCGTTGCCAGTCATTCGAAATTCAGAGTGTGGACAGACAACTGTATTTTGAGCGTATTGCCACAATCTTGGTGGAAGAAGGTGTCATGCTGGATGAGAACAATCTGGCAGTGTTGGATGATTATGTGGATGTGGCATACCCAGATCTACGCAAGTGCATCAACATGTTACAACAAAACTGTGTGAATGGTGAACTCAAGCGCCCTGGTGGTGACACTGTGGCTGGTAACTCAGAATACATGGTGCAGGCTGTAAGCTTGTTCAAGGAGGGCAGGATCACAGATGCACGCAAGCTGATTTCAGGTAAGGTGCAACCCAACGAGTATGAAGAGTTCTACAAGCTGCTGTATCGCAACCTGGATTGGTGGGGCACCACAGAAAAGCAGCAGAATGCAGCCATTGTGATCATTGCCAACAGGCTGCGAGATCATTCCATTGCAGCTGACCCTGAGATCAATATGTCGGCATGTTTAGTAGAGCTCTCTATGGTGGCTGAATAAATGCACAAGCCCAATTTACTTCTGGATGTGGATGGTGTGCTGTTGAATTGGTTGGCAGGATTTGAAGAATTCCTGCTCACCCATGCACCTCACTTGCACAAAGACTTCTCTGGTTTGGAAGAGGCTCCTGACCTGGAACTACTGTTAGGCTTAACAACATCACAGATGGATGAATGGGTGGCAAGATTCCACATGCATGAGGATTTTGTCAGGCTACAAGCACTACCTGGTGCTCCCCAAGCCATACGCATCCTGGCTCCCTGGTGTAATATGAGTTGTATTACTGCAAGTGGCAGTAACCTGATCAGTAAGCATGCCCGGCACACCAATCTTAAAAACATATTCGGGGATGTGTTTGAGCAGATCATATGTGTGGACAGAAGTATGGACAAACCTGAACACTTGGGTAGGTTTGAACCTGGATACTGGGTGGAAGACCAACCCAAAAACACTCTCATGGGTGTCTCAGCTGGCCATGAAAGTTTTCTCATGGATGCTTTATATAACAGAAGATTTCATCATGCACAAGTGCGCAGAGTGGTCAACATGCTGGAAGTGGCGGAGATCATCCTCTCACAATTACATTCCAAAGCCCTGTGAAGGGCACAAAGCTGGTCAACGTGATCTGGACTTGTGTGCTGTTGAGTAGTGTGACTTGATCAGGGTTGATCACATTGTCCAAGTTATCACTCACCTGCACCAGCACTATCTTATTACCCAAGTTGTGAGTTACCACTATCACACCACCACTCACTTCACTGTTGATGAAACTTTTACGATAAATTTTACTTGTGGTCACAATCACTACAGGGGTTGTTGCACCATCCAACACTGTGGGGGGACTGGTAATATCACCCACTAACTGAATACTTTTGCCCTGCAATGCTTCGATTTCAGTTTTAATTATTGTGAAATTGTCCCTGAATCCTTTGCTGGATTGATCTATACCAGGTAATGGAAAGTTGGGATTCACTCTTGAATTGATTGCCATGTGTTATCCTATTATGTGCCATCTGGTGTTAAACCATATGGTGGCGTACCCGTAATTTGTTGATATCACCAAAGTGCTTTGACCATCTATTGTGATGCCAGAACTGGGAATAACCACAATACTTTGGGTGCTGGCTGTGCCTCTTTCGTCCTTGATGATCACAGTCTGATTTGTGGTGGGTGCGGCCAAGTTTATCACAACACTGCCTGCAAATGTGACACCCAAATATTGTTCTGTGCCTGTGGCAGTGTATGTGCCCACATTGACCACTGTGCGAGATGTGGGACTGCTGGTTCCAGGAGTGCCTGATATACCTGATATTCCTGATGTGCCTGAGAATCCACTTGTGCCTGGCGGTCCACCAGCTTGTCCACTCACACCACTGTGTCCACTCACACCACTAAACCCGCTCACGCCACTGTATCCACTCACACCGCTGAATCCACTAAGTCCCGGTGTGCCGCTATACCCACTAATGCCCGAACCAGGTTGGCCACTTATACCTGATGCTCCACTTGTGCCTGAAAATCCACTAATACCGTCTGCACCTGTGGGTCCACCAAAGTCCCCTTTTTCACCACTAACACCAGAGGATCCAGAGTAACCACTTGTTCCGCTTTCACCACTTGTGCCAGACACACCAGAATATCCGCTGGTTCCCATTTGCCCACTTGTACCACTTGTGCCACTAAGACCACTTGTGCCGCTTTGTCCACTTATACCTGAGGAGCCACTGGTACCACTTGTTCCCCACATACCGCTCAATCCGCTAACACCACTATACCCACTAACTCCAGAAAACCCACTAACGCCTGTGGGTCCAAAGCCACCAGGTGCACCAGGTAACCCGGGACTACCTGGTGGGCCAGGCACTGTGCTGGCATTTCCTGGGGGGCCTGCTGGTCCTGTTGCACCTATAGGACCTTGAACTGTACTGGCTGGTCCAGCAACACCTGTAGGACCAGTAGCACCCCTAGGTCCTGGAACACCTTGTGCGCCTGTGTTAGTAGCAGTACCTGGAACCCCTTGACTACCTGTGGGACCTATAGTCCCAGTGGGCCCTCTAATACCTGTATGACCTGTAGCCCCCAAGGCACCTGTAGCACCTGTAGCTGCTGTGCCTGCCGCCCCTGTTACACCTGGGATACCCTGTGCACCTGTGGGTCCTCGGGGCCCTGTGTCGCCCTTGGCCACTGCTGTGCCAGGTATACCTTGTGCACCTGTGGGTCCTGTCCAGCCTTGTAATCCTCGGTCTCCTGTGGCTCCTCGTAGCCCTGTTGCCCCTGTGTTGGTGGCTGTGCCTGCTGGACCTGTTACGCCTGTGGCTCCTGTGGGACCCAATGGTCCTGCAACTGTGCTGGGCGCACCTGTAGACCCAGCTGGACCTGTTGCACCTGTGTTACTGGCTATGCCAGGAAATCCTCTGGGTCCTGTGGGGCCTGTGGGTCCCTGTGCACCTGTGTTGGTACTTGCACCTGATCGACCTGTGGGACCAGTTATGCCAGTTGGGCCTGTGTCACCAGTTGGACCTAGTGGTCCACCAGAGGGACCTGTGGGACCCTCAGGGCCAGGAGGGCCACCGGCTGGCCCAGTAACACCTGCAGGGCCTGTTGCACCTGTTCCAGCTGGGCCTGTAGGACCTGTGGGGCCCGTTTGACCTGTGGGGCCAGTAATACCAGGTATACCACTTACTGTGTCCTGTAGCAGGCTGATCTCTTGAGTGGCAATGTCCAGATTGTTTTTGATGTTTCCAAAGTTGTCTCTTAACCCTTGGCTGGGGTTATTTGAGTTCTCTAAGGGGAACATGGGATTCAGGCCCGAGGTGTCTATATTACTGGTCATGGGTCACAATTCTTATGTTTGATGTATTATTTATCATTCGAATTATTGATGCGTGCCCATGAACCACACATAGCTTGCTTTCCAACGACTTTCGTAGGTGGGTATCCTTTGATCAAACGTGGTGGAATACCAATCAAACAATGTGTGATCCTGATCAAACACAGTCTGACTGAGTACAGGGTATGCAGTTCTGGGACGCCTGTCAAATGTGGTCACTTGTGAATCCCACACCAGTTCATTCTGATCCCATATGGTTTCAATTGCAGGTGTAGTTTCTACAAATCTGGTGCCATTTGCGTCACAAGTGAACCCATCTGAATCAAATCTGGTTTTCCCCTGCCAGATCACGCCCTGCAAGTCTGCTTGCACTTGTTTGACAGGAATTTGTGACCCTTTATACGGATTGGGTAAACGTTCCACATCCAGAATTACAGGTTTGATCACAAAGGCCAAACACATATTAAGATCAAATTGGTCAATGAAACATGACCTAACTGGATCCCATTCCTGTCCTGAGAAATCTATGCGATCTGCAGGTGCATAACCAGAACCTGGATTTATAATGCTAACTTGTACTACTCCCACACTGAGTTTGAGTTTTACAATGGCAGATCCCAATTGGATTTGTATGGGTTCCTCAGGCACTTGTGTATACACACCTGCAAAGAGTACATTTATCTTTGTGGCTTGGTTATATTGGTTTACCTCTGCCACTTGTAATTGGGCACTGGTGCCATTGCCAAGGTCCAGATCAAACTGCAATAATTGTGGGACATCTATGGTGCTTTCTACAACTTCCGCTTTGAGTATGCCCACAAATGCTTGAAGTTGAGCGCCTGAGCCTGTTTGTGTAAGTATTTGCACAGGCGGAGCATGAAAATATGATGTGCCTGGTGCAGTCATGGTCACACTGAAACATGCCCCTGTGTTTGCTGTTATCTCAAATACAGCTTGAGCGCCTGTGCCCCAGCTGTTGCTCCAGGGCAGATTTTGTGTGAGCACTCTGCGCATGTTAACCACACAACTGGGCCAATATGTGTTGTTTCCTTGTGCAGCACTCACACGCTGCCAGGAAGCTTGGTTGTCTGTGACTATGGTCTGTCCATGTGCAACATGGGGCCATGCGCCGCCTGATCTACCTGCTTGTATATTAACATATGTGGATCCATATGTGCTTATGGTTTCTCCCCTCACATAAGCATGATATGGATACCAAGGTAGTGGCGCAGTCCGGCTAGTGCTCAAGTTGGGACTGCTCAACAACTGCCAAGTGATCTGATTATCTGTTACTGTTGTGGTATTAAATTTAGGAGCATTAGCACCACTCTTACCAGCAACTGTGGCTTGATATTGAGCACCAGAATGTGTGCTAACTCTGGCATTAACTGCATAGAATGTATTGGGAGACCACAAAGGTGCGCCAACTGCATCTCTCACTTGGGCATCCAGTGTGCTGAAAGGGATTGCAGGCAGTGTGGTTTGCTGCAATTTATTAAAGTTCATTACCCATTCATGCATATAGTTGGAAATCAAATTACGGAACTCAGTCACACCACATGCTTTTAATCCGCTAATTATTGTCACAACAGGTTTACTATTGCGGCCCCATACAGGTTCATTTAGCAGGAACAAATCCCGGTCTGGTATAAGGCTGTTGTTATTGTCCACCAATATTTGGTTCTTGAAGTCACCCCACACAGGCATGTACAGTGACCAATAAGTACCCAAGTTGGCACATGTGACTGTGACCTGAAACATACGTTGTATGCGGTTCACACCATCATTTGACTGTATTTCAAAGTAATATGTTTTGTTTTCACCGTGGTATTCCACAAAGCCTTGTAGCTGACCATTCTGGTTGTTTAGTGTTAGACCTTCTGGCAGCATGCCACCACACCAACCATATGTGATCGCCGCGCCTGGAAGGGGGCTTTGTGATTGTACACCCAAATAACTGATCACACCATCCGATATTGTACCCAAGTCTGGACCTGTGATCCATGCCAGTGTGGATGATTGTTGAGTGACCAAAATACTAAATGTTTGTGAATTTGTATGGATTTGATCTGTCACACTCACATCAAATGTGAATGTGGTGTCTTGTGTTACAACAGGGGCTTGTCCACTTAGTTCCCCAATGATACTCAACTGCATCCAGGAGGGTAAATTGAGGCTGCTCCATGTGATCAGTGTTTGATCCGGGTCTTGAACTTGCAAGTCATATGCAAACAATTGTTCAGGTAACAAAGTGAGTAACTGACCTGGTGGTGTAAGCCAGATGGGGGCTGCTTCACGACTGACCAGTTGGATTTCAAATGTGCGTAAAATATCAGATGTGCCCACGGTGGCCATACACGCCAAACTCAAAGAGACCTCAGTGTTTGTGGGCACCTGGTTCCACACCAGTGATTGACCTTGATATGCCCAGTAACAACTGTTGTCTAGTATATTATTACCTTGGCCAGTTGGACCTTCACCTGGATTTGCACTACTTTCACCAGATATTATACACACGTAGATTTTACCTGCATCGTTTGTGACCACACTGTTCAGGTTGTAAATCCTCTGTGGTTGCCAAGCAGCATACGCACTGTCCACCACATTTGAGCCTGATAGCAGAGGACCTTGGGTTGAATTGCTGGTGCCAGATATCACACACACATACAACTGATTATTGTGGTACACATAGTCTACATCCTGTGTGTAAGCAGTTAGTGGCTTCCATGCCACATTCAGGCTGAATACACCACTGTTGGCTACAAGTGTGATGCCCTGTGTGAGACTGGCTAAATTGGTACATGTGTATGTGATGGGCTGCCTGGGTTCAGATCTGGCTTGTATCTGAACAGATTGTGTTTGATCATCATACACATACAGCAGTGGGGTCAGATTGGGTGTCACCCATTCAAACACACTGTATTCTTGAATGAGTGCTATTTTGAATGTGCGATCTGCCACATATGTGCCATTGCTAACTCGGAAAGTGAATTCATACAGGGAGATAAAGCTAGTAACTTCACTACCAGGACTATCCAGAAAAGGCAGTACACCTGTTAGTGTGATCACATATGCGTTTTGTGTGAATGTGATGCCTGGGGGTAGTGTGCCATTTAATAGTTGAGCAGTGCAGCTCAGCTGGTCGCTTTCCCCAAACACCAGTTGTATAGGGTCTAGAGTAAGACTGCTTCCTGCCGTTTTGGTGCCCAAAAGGTTGGAAGTAACCCAGAAAGGATAACCCATGATTATATTCGCTCACTTGATGTGTTGCGGATATTTAGGTCATACACTGACTCAAGGGGGTAGCAGCACCACTTGTTTGATGTAGTCTATTTTCTCAGGGTAACTGAGTTGGATCATTTGCACATCACCCACATCAGAACTATAAACTCGGGGCCACCAATGTGTCCCTTTGAGCTGTGATTGTGCTGCATCTGCCAATACACCTTGCAACCATGTGTACACAGTATGGTGTCTATCATATTTGAAATAAATCACATGGCTATATTTCTTCCAGATCAGTTGAGCACGGACTTCAGTTATGTTACGCACCTCCAGATTCTGAAAGTGTTCTTGGTTCAGGGGTTGCCAAACTTGAAACACTTGAGCACCGAACTCTTGCACTATAGCATTTTTCACTGACTCTGTTTGCACATAAACCAATTGGTGCCAATCACTGGTATTATTGTCACTGGTTTGAAAACGCCTGAGAATCTTGTGAGCACCAGGCGCATGCTGTTCACACCATTCAGTCACCTCAGAAAATTCTATAGGATCAGGTTTGCGCCACCATCTGCAACCTTGCATGGTGGTTCGTAACACCACTTTGTATGCATATTTGCAATAAAACAATTTACTGGAATAATTGATGTTCATGTTTAAAACCCCACACTTTCCCCGCAACCACATGTGTTTTTCACAGCAGGATTATGCCACACAAACCTGCTGCCCATTTGATCAGTATGGTGATCCAGTGTGCTGCCCAATAACTTTAACACACTTGTCACAGGAATTACAACTTTATGACCGCAAATGTTGATTACTTCATCTGCAGGATTAATTTTATCTGGTGTGTGCAATTCAAATGTGTAGGAATGACCACTGCAACCCTTATTATTCACTCCCAGCATGAGCACATGATCATCATGGGCTTCCAATATGCTCACAATTTGTGTTTGGGCGCTGGGTGTAATTGTGATCACTTGTTTCATGTGGTGACTCCTTGTGGTCATATTGTGATGATTGCACAGTTGTTTGATCTCAAATTATTCACAGCCATGTGCACACAAACTCTATTTGTTGACACTACAGGAGCGATACTTTCCGCACTTTTCACAAGTCTGCACCACAATCAATTCTGAGACCATGTCAGGTGCTACATTCACATACATACCGTAGGCAGGCCTACGGTGTTCACGTTCATGAACCTTCTTCCATGCACATGGAATACCCACAATTTTGCACATTAACCATTTTAACATTGAAGAATTTCCTTTTCCCTTATTCACAAAACAACTAACCCACAGACTGCTGTAGCAGAAAATAAGTGAACCTTTCATTGAACCTGAGTGTCCATGTGGGGTCTAATACATCCAGGTCATCTTTACAGATGGGCGCATAACCCTTCTTAACTTTTTCACCTTCCAAACGGAGTAGTTCACCATCCAGTACCCAGGAAGTTGCTCCATGCAACTTGAAACTGTATGCTTTGCCTATGCCACCCCAGAAGGCCCATATTAAGGCACCATGGGAAAACCAGCCCCACACTTTGTTATGGTTTAAGTTTCCACAATGCCAAACATGGAAGTGCGTTATTTGGTCCAGAATCATTCCAATCTCCTGCTATAAAAAATTATAGCAGGAGCATGTGTTAAGTCAAATGTGGGACTATATGTGCAGGCAACTTGTGAGCACTCACATGTCCTCTACGCATAATACGGCGTTCCACTAGATTAGGTTGCCAAAATTCTGTGATTCGGGGTAGTGCCAGATCAGGTTTGGCTGCGCCACACATAAAAATATCCACAGCCAAAAGTCCCACTTCAGGATAGTGGTGCCAAGACACATGGGACTCTGCTAAAACTATCACACCTGTGGTACCACACCCTTCACCAAAGTTGTGACAATGCTTGAACAGCACTGTAGCACCTGCGTCTGCACATGCAAGGGCAAAACTACTCAAAATAGAATCATGACAACCATGGTTTGTGACCTTCCATAGATCCACAATTAAATGGTTACCCACATAAATTTCACCTGCTTCACGGATGAAGTGCTCAAATACGTCCATAAAAGTTCCTTCCACGTTAAATGGCGGCTTTCGCCAGCATTTGAGGCCTCTCAACCCCATGGAAGGTAACTTTTCAGCGGTTTACCTTCTGTCCCGCTCGTGACTATTATTTATAAAATTTTATAATATGACCATTAAGAGATTATAATACACATACAAACTGATGTCATTTTTTATTTTCCTTAACTTCATCATTGCTGATACTGCCTGGATCATACAGCCAAATCTGAACAGGCTCTGAGATAATTTGTGCAGCTTGTACAGCTTTTTCCACAGTGGTCTTTCTAAGGAATTTTATGTCTGGGATTGCCTGGAACTGCCCTTGCGACGTTATCTTCTGCTTTGTGACAGCTTTGATCACAGTCTCTAATACTGCATCGCATTTTGCATTATTGCAGTGGTGACGATGATCCACTATATTAACACATGTCATGTTGTCCTGTGTGTGCTTGACTCTTTTGTATATTTAAGTTATATTATGATCACATTTATGTCAAGAGATTACTATTGTGAGCAACAAGTGGCAACACCGCTGGATCAAACTGGCACACGAGGTAGCAAGTTGGAGTAAAGATCAAGTGCAAGTGGGAGCTGTGCTTTGTGATCAAAATAGGAATCCCAGAGGGTTTGGTTATAACGGCATGCCCAGAAGTCTGGATGATAATATCCCAGACAGGCTGATCAAACCCAAAAAGACTTGGTATTGGGAGCATGCAGAGCGTAATGTGCTGTATGCTTGTGCCAGGAATGGAATCAGGTGCGATGACTGCACCATGTATGTGACCCACTTCCCCTGCTGTGATTGTACAAGAGCAATCATTCAGAGTGGTATCAGATCTGTGGTGGTGGATGCTGCATGCATGGATGTGGACTCACACTTTTATCAAAAATGGCACGAACAAATCACAGAAAGCCAGATCATGATGACAGAAGCAGGAGTACATTGGGAACTAGTGCAAATGTTGCATGGAGATGGTGAGACAGAAAACTAAATAGGAATTTACATGAACGAGGACATTACTGTGAGCGAATTAGGAAACAGTTTAAAAGTAGCTTTGGCAGACACATTTGTCATGATGACACAAGCATGGGGTTATCACTGGTCGGTAGAGGGTCCAAACTTCAAAAGTTTGCATGACCTGTTCAGTCTTATCTATACAGATCAACAGGAGGCTGTGGACCAACTAGCAGAACACATTAGAGCACTGGACGAGTATGCACCAGGCAGCTTGAAGCGATTTTTGGATCTTACCACACTGGAAGAAGAAGTCAAGATCCCTACAGCCACCAACATGGTGGACAAGCTATTGGCATCCAACCTCAAGTTAATGGACAGTCTGAACCAAGCACTGGAGCAGGCCAAGGTTGTGAACAACGAAGGTGTGGTCAACTTTTTGGGTGCAAGATTGGAAATTCAAGCCAAGCATGGTTGGATGCTTAGAGCCACCAACAAGAAAGACAGGGCCTGATTATTCCCAAATAACCATTTTGAAACGCTCTGAAGGCAGACCAAAGTACTCGCATTTGTAGTCACTTTGTTCAAAGAATCCCAAATGATGCCAATCTGATTTCCTACGCAGCAGCTCTTGGGCTGCTGCGTCCCAATCTGTGTTTAGGAACTTTTGTTCCAGCTTTACTTTGAGTTGTGCGATTTCATCATAATCAAAGCTGTCAAATTCATAATGCAGGATCTCAAATACATTTCCAGAGTCATCTGCCCAATCCATACTGAAATCCAATCCCCATTTGGGTCTCATCCTGCACACTTTGTGTAGCAGGGGCATTTGCGCAGCCCATGTGTGCAACTGTGCTAGTGCCTCACCTTTATACGCCTTGCGTTCAAATATGAGTGCATGATTGATAATTGCACCATGGGTTTTTTCATATTGATGGAACCATTCCTGTTTGAGGGCAATATGAGCATGATTGCGATGTGCACTATGCAAATTGTGATTCACTTGACTGTATAGTATTTCAATGGGGGTGAGATCATAGCCATTTTGATCAAATAAATGAACCCAATCTGATTGTGGTTGTATATGTGATGTGATAGGCACATGCCAGTAACCATTAGGGTTAAACATGTGAGGAGTGAGTGTGATGTCTTGCATTGTGAATATTTATGTAACGTGTTTCATGTATAAATATTCACAACTTATTTGGTGATAGTTTTTATGGACACAGGCCGCTTAAAAATTAAAGGCATCATGGATGCCAGTGCAAATCGTGGGGCCATGATATTGCCCAAAGGAAGCATTCTGGAAAGACCTGCTTCACCCACAGGAGGCATGATACGCTATAACACAGATTTACGACGTAATGAAACATGGAATGGTGTGGCATGGACAGATTTGTCTGTGGCAGCCACAGGTGCTGGTGGACTCTCCGGTTTTAGTGGTGTTAGTGGGGTCAGTGGTGTTTCTGGGTTAAACGGTTTAAGTGGTTTCAGTGGAGTAAGTGGGCAAAAGGGTGATTTTGGCGGTCCATCAGGGCCCACAGGTCCCACAGGCACAACGGGCGCAACTGGTTTAACCGGGCAACTAGGAGCTACTGGTGCAACTGGTGAGAGTGGATTCTCAGGTGTAAGTGGTTTGAGTGGTTATTCAGGAGTAAGTGGTGAAAAAGGTGATTTTGGCGGTCCATCAGGACCCACAGGCGCCACGGGTGCAAATGGTGCAACTGGCGAAACAGGAGCTACTGGTGCAACTGGCGAGAGTGGATTCTCAGGACTTAGTGGAACTTCTGGACTCAGTGGATTCTTAGGACTCAGTGGATTCTCAGGGCTCAGCGGTTATTCTGGAATAAGTGGTGAAAAAGGCGATTTTGGTGGTCCATCAGGACCCACAGGCGCCACAGGTGCCACAGGAGTTAGCAGCACAGGTCCCACCGGCCCCACCGCTACTGGTACAACTGGACCCACAGGTGCCACAGGCGCCACAGGAGTTAGCAGCACAGGTCCCACTGGACCTACAGCTACTGGTCCCACAGGTGCCACAGGAGTTGGTAGTACAGGTCCCACTGGTGCCACCGTTACTGGTCCCACAGGTGCCACAGGTGCCAC